CTTATAAAATTCGGACAGGCATTTAACCTGTCCGCACTTAAAGCATCTCTTCATTTTGATATCTCCTACATTTAATGTCCCGGAGATATTACCATCATTTAAGATGATTTAAAAGGGACTTAGTTAAAAGGGATGTCATCGTCAAACGCTGGAGGCGCATACTGAGGCTGCGGCTGTCTAGGTGCAGCCTGCCGCTGTGGTTGTGGCTGTGGCGCTGCCTGCTGTTGTACTGGCTGTTGCCACTGCTGTTGCTGTGATGCCGGTTGCTCTGCGTACATGGCGTTTTCAAGGCGTGCATTGTCCATCATGAGCGATACATAAACCTTGCCTTCATGCTCGCGCTGCTCGACTTTCAGCTTGTCGCAAGACACAACGACAAACGATCCTTCTGCAAGCGCTTTGTCATAGAAATCCTGTGCAGGATCTGACTTAGCAAAAAATATTGCTCGATAGTTGGCATATGACTTCTCTCCTGTCTTGTAGTCTTTTACAGCCTCTGAAAGTTCAATTGCGTACATCTTGGACATTCCATCCGCGCCGCAACCAGTCTTGGTAAACGGGGCCTTGCGGATTTTGCCTGATACTGTGTGTGCCATAATGACTCCTAAATTCCTAAAGTGACTTCCACTGCTCACCAAACTGAAAACCGATACTATCAAGCGCACGATCCATGTCAAGGATAAACTCAGATACGGCATCGTGCATTGTCTTTAATCGGGCATCATTTCGCTCCCACGGTATGGTATGTATCTGCCTGCGAGTCATGCGCGGGTCAAACGAGCAGAACTCCCAGGATTCTAGGCCAGTGACAAGCAGTGAGAAATCCATCTGTGCTTGATACTCTTTCTTTATGACTGAATCAATCAGCGTCTCGATGTGCACCTTGGTGGTGAACGGGCACTTTATCTCAAGGCCAACAGGCTTTGATGTGATAACGCCATCTGGGCTGCATCCACAGCGCATTCCGAACTCAGACGAGTACACGAATGGTATCTCGGATACGGACTCCATCGACAGGAACTCGTAAGCTTGACGCGCCTTCGGCTCATTCTCCTTGCCCCATGCCATCGCCTTAGCGTTGATTTCATCCTGCGGAATTCCTGTTGCAATCTCACCAACAAGTTGCGCAAGATAGCTGTCTCGAGTTGCTGAGCCTCGCTTTGCAAGCAGTTTCGATGCATTGCTGGCACTGATCACACCTAGCCGCATCTGAAACCACTGGTAGCTACCCTGCTCGACTTCAAGCGGGTTGAAGCCGAGAGTTTCGGTGGCGCTGGTTAGTGTTTCTGTTAGGCGGGCGATGTGTGTCATGGGCGCGACTCCAGTGTTAACTCAGCATCAATGCAATGATCTCTGTCCCAAAAATCATCACCGCATTCAGCTTCAAGGCCGCTAGCCTTTGTTGACCACAACCCAAATGCAAGCTCAGGCTTATCGTAAAACCAAACCCATTCGCCATCATCATCCATTGCCAACCAATTTGCCCACTCCGGTGCGTCTTTCCAGCTTGGCTTCATTGCAAACCTCCATTCTTCCTGACCTTCTGCAGGCGCATCTCCAGCATCGCGATAACCTGGCCAGCCTCGACCATGGTTAGTTCCTCAACTGACTCAACGGAGTGGCCTATGATTGACACAATCGGTCCTGCTGAAAACGCAGCCCATGCCAATCCATTATCCTCAACCAGCGAAACAACACGCGATTGCACATCCTGCGAGGCGTTGATATCGCGCATGGTGCGCTTTTCTTCTGACTTGAAGTCGATGCCTTCGTGTTGGTTTAGCAGCTCGATGGCAGCATCAATACGCTTGCTTGTTCCTTGCAGCTGCTTTACTACAGCTTTAAGTCCTGTCTTCAAAATCATTTCTTCATAGTCTGTTGACCACGGGCCACCACCGCGCTTGGCAGACTCAGAGCGAGCCTTGATTGCATTGATACGCTGCATATCTAGCTCGCGCACGCAGTATGACCCATCAGGACGCTTTGCTACTGCATATACGCCAACGATATCGCCTTTTGAGCCGTTGAAAGGATTTGCAGGGCGATGCACTGGCATCTTACCAATTCCTTGAGGCTGGTAGTCATCGTTAGAGTAAACCACCTTGGATTCAACCCACTCAGCAGCGCCAGAATCAACAGCAATCTGCGCTAATCCCCTATAGGAGATATCTAGGCAGATAGCCCCTCCGCGCGGTACGAGATATGCCTTCTTCTCTGCCGGGTTTAGGCTAACGCCAAGCGCGGCCACGTTTATGACTGCATTTCGCAGCGACTGCGGGTTTTTCTGCGCGATGCCCATGGCGTAGCTGTTGGCACTGATAATCTGCACGGCGAATCCGGCCTCGCTTGCCAGGTTGATCTTGTCATCTGACAGGCTTGCGGAGAAGTCGCTTGCGATTGGGCCAATCCACGACTCGATTGTGGAGACAGCTGTTGAGGTTTGTTGCTTTTGGAGTGCGTTCATTATTGCTTAACCTCCGGCGCGGCTGGAAGTGGCATCCAGTGCGTAATGTCATCAATGCATACGTTATGACACTGTGCGTATGTAGCATCATAAAAACTACCTGACGATCTATTGAACATCATGCAGTTCATCGCTCCATCAGCAAAGACAAGAACCCATTCACGACCTTCTTCCGGGAGCCTATCGTTTACACTAATCCATTCACTCATCATCAATTCCTTAGTTAATCCTTCGTCTTATTCCCAACAACCTCACGGCTTCGGAACTTCAAGCCGTGAACGATTGACTTGCCTTGCTCATTCATCCTATGCGTTATGTGCGTAGGAACATCAAGCATTGCCTTCATCTTCAATACAGCATCAGCGTTCGGCAGTGCGCTGAACTTCTTGCGCCATGGCCAGTCGCTGATGTGTCTGTTTACAAACTGCGATTCCCATATGCGCCTGGCTGTCGCATTGCCACCCCATGGGTTGTAATAGATGCTTGCAACCTCTTGCTCACCTGCATCTGTAACTGACTCTAGCAGGTAGCGCACGTTCACGCCACCATTTTTGCACGGAATTAACTCCATTTTTTGCACCGGCTTCCAGTCGTCTGCTGAGTACGCCTTGCCGGTTAGCTTTGTGTTTGGGTCAATCAGCATTCCGTGGCACGACCGGCACTCCCTAGCGGCAATGTCGTTTTTGGTCCCGCAGTGCGGGCAGTCAGCAGAAATCCAGAAGTGTTCGCATCGTCCGTCGCCACTGTCGCTGGATGCGCCAACACACCGCCTGGCGTGGCTTGAGTTCATTTCTCCGCACACGGGGCATGTAATGAGGTCGCCTTCACGCTTGGCTCGCTGTAGGTCTGCCTGCTCAAGCATTGGGTTAAAATACAAGGATCCAAGCGACTCGAACGTTCCTGCGTAGTCAAGGATTAGGTGATCATCCTTAACAAACCCAGCAGCAACATGCTCATTCTTAAGCAATCGCGCTGTGCGGCCAATCAACTGCACAAGCAGGGTCAGGCTGCCAATGCGTCTCAGGATGACGTTTGTGTCGAAGAGCGGTCTATTTATGCCAGTTGTGAGGCATCCAATCTGAAGGACATACTTTATCGACATATCCTTTGCCGCATCCAGTATGCGCCGGCGCTCCTTGGTGCTTGTCTTGTCTGTCACTATGCCGTAACTTCCTTCTGGCAATACGGAAGCAGCTTCCTCGCAGTGCTTAGCGCCAGAGCACGTTATCAGCACGATGTTCCTGTCTTTTGAAAGCTCCATGACCTCTCGCATGATTTCCTGAGTCTTTGTCAGCGACTTGTGAATCTTCCGCTGCATTGACAGCAACTGCTCACTGCTAAAGTCAGCGGCTCCATCGCCGCCTTGCGGCTTGAACTCTGACAAGTCATAGCCTTCAACGTGGTCGCCATACACGGCAGGCACAAGATATCCTTCATCAACGAGTGAATCCATGGTCTTCGTGTAGACTTCTGAGCGCCAGAAGTCTCCCAGTATTGACTGCACTCCGCGATATGGGCTTCCTGTGTAGCCAATCACAAAAAGCTTTGGATTACGCTGCATCATGGTGTTGATGATGGTCATGTACTGGCTGTCTGGCTCTGCATAGTCGACCATGTGGCATTCATCAATCAGTATCGCAGCTGGAACAAACGATGCCATTTCCTTATCTAGTGCGCGTGCAACCGTTCCCTCCGTGCCAAACACGATTCGATGCTTCAGCGACTTGCGGTTAAGGCTGGCGCTGAAAACGGAGTTCTTACAGCCGACAAGCCAGCAGTCGTTGCTGTCCTGCTCAACAAGCTCACCCTGGCGAGCAAGCACAAGCACAGTCATTCCAAGCTCATCGAATCGCTTGCACACTGCCGCGATTGATAGCGTCTTGCCAGCCCCGACACTCATGTTCAAGTAAAAAGGGCCTTTGTAGGCCCTGATTGCTGATGCTGTGGCGTCGTGGGCTTCTAGCTGGTATGGGCGGAGTTTGACTTCGCCTAGGTTTGGTATAGTCATTTCCTACGCTCCATTGTTGAGCGCCACTCTTGATTCTGAGTTGCCCTAACTGATCTGCCATAGAAGAACCAAACATCAACAACCTTTGAAACTTCAGGCTTATTTTCAGCCCACCACCAGCAGAAATTCATGTCGCAAACAAGGTAATTAGCCCACTCAGGTGCATCTTTCCAATCTGGTTTCATCACTCACCCCTTCTCAACCAACCCATCAACCAACGCCTCAAGCTCAGCACCGCAATAAACCTTGCGCTGCATAGCCTTGGCTTCCGTTATCTTGATAGCACAATCAGGCACAATCACTTGCAGTCCTTGGCATTTCTCCATCTCGGCCAGCTCGTTAATCTCGATGTTGCACGCTGCTCGAAGCATTCCGGTAGACACAAAATCTGCCATCTTCCAAGCCATGTCACGCATAGCCGTCACTGACCAGCAGCACGCAACCTGTGCTCCTGTCAGCATATGCACGATATGCGAATCAACCCAGGATGCGCACATATACACTGGCTTACCTTTGCGCCTTGCTCCAACTAAAGTTACTCCATACTGCGGTTGCTTGCCACCTAAAAATCGCACTTTTTCGTCATCGCCAATGACTGCCAGCCCGACGCGCTTGCCTTCTAGCTCGATGATGCACACAGTCTCTTGCTTTGCGTTCATAAGCAGTCCATCGGCGCCGATGCCATGCCTTAGCGTTAGTGGCGTCAGCGGAACCTCCTGGCATTTAGCCAGCGCAGCCTCAATGTCGGAATCACTACAGTCAGCATAGTAGCTTGGTGCTGCATGGGCAGATGATGCCTTGGCGATATTTGCCCGAACCTCAAGCGGGACATGGTTAACATACGCCGCAAGCGCCTTGCACATTTCACTGAACGACTGCCCTGTAAGCTGCATATAAACGCTCTCAGGGCTATGCATGGTATCGGCTGCACAGTGGCGGCAGTACAGGCTCAGGCGGCCATCCTGGAGCCTCCAGTGCGCCCTGTCGTCGCCTCCGCACAGCGGGCAAGAATGATTAGCTGAGTTTGCGCCGCGCATCTTAGGGATAGTGACGCCTATTGCCGCGAAAATGTCATGCCATAGGCCGCGCAGGTGTGGTTCGAGGTCTTTGTAGTCAACCATAAAAGTAGTCATCAGGATAGTCTTGCAGTTGAACAAAGTGAGTTGGCTCAAATTCTGAAACCATAAGCACATGACCATTGTCTTCTGTTT